ATATGGCCGAGAGGCGAAAGGGGCGAACCCGGAACCCGACAGCCGATGGAATGGTAATCATGGTCATTTCGTGGCCTGCACGAGCTTGGCCATCGCCGCCAGTGCGTCTTTGGCCAAGGACTCATAGGCGTCCGCGCGAGCGACTTCCCTTAAATACACAGAACGCGGGATGAGGTAGCCCGTCACCATCAGTCCAGCGGTGACGACCAACGCGCCGAACGTCTTGAGCATCGTCAGGATCTGCGTGATATCAACCATTGGGGAGACTCACTCACGCGATACAATAAGCGAGGCCGGACGTGGCATTAATCCACGCGCGGCCTCTTGCCATCACGTCCGCACTGGAGGTGCGAGCGCCATGACCGAGCACGATTCTACGATAGAAATTTGGAAGCCAGTCGTCGGATGGGAAGGCCGTTACGAGGTCAGTAACTTCGGCCGAGTAAAACGGTTGGCCGGAGCCTTCAAATACAAGCCATCCGAACACATCTTGACGACTCGCGTCCTGAGCGCTCGCATTGCCGGATATCCAGTCGTTACCTTGTCTGGGGGACGTGGCAAGGATCAGCAGAGCGTGCAGTGCATTCACCGCCTTGTTGTGGCCGCGTTTGTCGCGCCTGTTCCAAGGGGCTTGACGGTCAACCACATTGATGGCGTTAAGACGAACAACCGACTTGATAATCTTGAGATCGCCAGTCAAAAACGCCAATACGCTCACAGCATCGCACTTGGATTGTGGACCCCGGCGAAAGGATCTCAGAAGTCCAAGATAGGACTGAGCGAAGCGCTTGTGGCCCACATCCGCGCTCGCTACGTGCGAGGTTGCGACAAAAACGGAGTGACCGCCATGGCTAAAGAACTGGGCATCAACCGTGCCACGCTGTTCTCCATCGTTCACCGTAGAAGTTGGAAGCACGTTCCTTAACTGCCGCCGTTGCCGCAATCGCACGAGAGACCAGGCCACGAGCAGGTAAAGAACTTCGCGCTTTGCCAAATTGGGCCAAAATTAGACATAAACCACGCGTCGGCATCAGGGCCACAACAGAACGAACAATCGATCACAACATCGCCCGGATCGTCTTCAGCGCGAAGCGTCTCCCGCTGCTGGACGAGTTCCAGCGACCGCTCGAGCACCTTCGGCAAGTGCTGCAGATGCTGATCGAACGTGCGGCGTTCCTCGGGCGTGAGATGGGTAATCTTCGCGAGGTAGAGCGTGACGTTGGGAAGCACCATCACCAGATCCTTTCAGCGAGACAAGTCATGGCGTGACGAACGCGGTCGCCGCCACGAGGTAGCCGCCAGACGCCGGAAACGGCAGCAACGTGATGGCCGGCAGCTTCGGCGCCGCCGTCGCGACCTGGAGCACGAAGGCGCTCGCCACGCCGTTGATGTTCTCGGCGCCGTTCGGCGTGACCGCCGTCATCACCGTCGTGCTCGTGTTCTGAATGATGAGTTGCTGCGTGCGGTCATTCACCGGCTGGAGCAGCACCGTGCCGCCGGCGATCGAGATGAAGTTGTCGTTCGCCGTGACCGTGTAGGGCGACGTGGCCGACTTCTGCCCCGTCGACAGGAACTCGCCCAGGTCAGACAAGAACGCCGCACCGACGTCTTCGATGTTGTCCTGCGTGTAGATGACGTTGGAATCGACGTCGAGGATCTTCAGCTTATAGCCGGTCGGACTGAGATACACGCCGGTCGGCGCCATCCCGTCTGACGGCTGCCCTGACGCATTGAGCGCGACGACCGCGCCGAGCGAGGTCATCCCGTCCGAGTCGCCAAAGACCGGCAGCGGCGTGACGGTGCCGGCCTCGAAGAACTCGAGCGATCCGAGCGCCAGTTGCGCGCCATCAGCGTCGACGAACGTGACCCAGGAACCGAACAGGAGCGTGAGCGGTAGCGCCATGCCTACGAACCCCCAACTTTGACCGCTTGACCTGTGTTGACGACCGGATTCGGCAAGCCCGCGAGTGACTGATTGAGCACGGGAACCTGCGTGCCGGTCGCCGCCGCAATGGCCGCCACCGACCGAAACAACTTGGCCGTGTTGCCCGTCTTGATCGCATCTGACAAGTCGGACAGCCCGCGCGCCACGGCGACCTTGGTCGTCACGCCGGCATCCTGCGCCATCTTCAATGCCCCGCCGATGAACCCACCAATCTCTGCACCGCCAGGAATCCCCGTGGCCGCTCCGGCGCCGCCGCCAAGGAGAATGGGCGTGATTTTCGAGACGACGGCGTAGGTGCCCCCCTTCGCCTGCGTCCGATTGAGTTCATCAGCCGCAGCGACGACATCTTGGGCGTTCTTCCAGATGGAGAACTGCGCGTTCTTCTTGGCCAGATTCGGATCGTCTTTCGCCAAGGCATCCCGAATCGCGCCGGCCGCGCCAGAATTGCCGGCCGAGTTCTGCTGCGACGTGACTTTTTCTTCGGGCGTCGAGAGCGGAGACGGTTTGTAATCCGCGCCTAAATCGTAGCCCTGTCGCAGTGTCCGCAAGTCGTCGTAGCGAGCAATGGGACCCAGTTGCTTGAGCCGCGTAATCGCGTCTTGCAGCACCGCCCGCTGCGCGTCCGTGTTCGGCTTCGGCACGTCCTTGCCAATCGGTTCCGCTTTCAGCGTCGTGGTCTGAATCGGTTGCGCCGAGGCTTCGCGTCCTACGGCCGTTGGCGCGAGGATGGACGATGTCGTCGTGACTGGGGTCCGTTGGACCTGTGAACCCTCAATCGGATGCGCGGTAATCGCATCCAGTTTCTTCTGCAACTCAACAATGATCGGCGCGGTCGGCAACGAACTGCCCTTGAAGCGAGCGTCCTCGGCCGTTTCCCACGCCTGCGACGAGTTCGTGAACTGCTTGGTCACGAAGTCGGCCAGCGCCCCTCGAGACAACGTCGTCACTGGAGGCTTCGCCGCCAGCACATCTGGCGCGGCCTCTTGGGCCATCTGAAAGAACTGTTTGCCTGCGCCTGACTTGCCCCAGTTGCCCATCGGCGCCATCGACTCGGCCACGTTCGACACGGCCCGAGATTCTGCCGCACGCGCTATCGCCGGAGCCGCCGCTTCTCCCGCCGCGCTCGCGCCACCCGACACCGCGGCCGGTGCCGCGAGCGCCGCCATCGACCCCAAGGCCCGCGCCGTGCCTTCCTCGTCTCGGTTCCGAACAGAAGTCATCAACTGATCGAACACTGGTCCGACGACTGGAATCGAACCGACGAAGTGCGCGGTCGCTGCCGCGTGGTCGCCGTTCTTCATGGCCTCCACGCCAGCCTTCGCGTGTTCGGCTGAAGACTGGCCGACGGCCGAGAGCACCGCGCCGATAGGATTGCCAGGATTGGTCGCGATGATTCGAGCGAGCGCGAGAGGGTTAGAATCAGCGAAGAACTGACCGACGCCAGCAGCAATAGCCGGATGCGCCGAGGCAGATGCGCTCGGAAGTGTGGTCGGCTTGTTCGGGTCGAATCCAGACGGATGCACGTCCGTGGGCTTGGACGGGTCGAACCCGGACGCCTGCTGCTGGTCATCCATTTCTGGATCAGCCACCAGATCCTCCCACCACCGCCGATGTTATCTTGCCGTTGGCGTCGATGCTGATCTTGTAGTTCTTGCCGCCCTGGCTCACCACTTGCCCATCCGTGTAGGTTTCGCCGTTCGGGGCCTTGGCCGTGCGTGGCTTTCCTGCGTCTGACGTGGCGGTGTTGGCCTTGCCAGGCTTCAGGTCCGCATAGCCTTGCATGACCGCCCGAGCGCCTTCGATGCTGCCGAGATACGTTTGCAGATCCTTGCCTTTCGGATCCAGTCGTTCCCGCATCATGTTCACGGCGTCGCCCGAGGCTCGAGCGCCGAAGTGCGTCATCGCCACGCCAGACGAGAGCAAGTCGGCCTGGGTCACGAACTTGCCGATGAGGGTGCGCTGATCCGGCGTGAGTCCAGCGATGTCCGCCGGCGTCGATTCTTTAGAGGCCAAGTCCCTGAACCGGCCCGCGAAGGTGCCCATGAGGCCCTGCCGGTCAATCTCCTTGGCCATCGCCTCCACGGCATCGATCTGTGGCATCTGCGCTTGCGCGAACTCGACGCGCGCTTCGACCTGGGCCGTGAGCGGCCGAGTCATATCGAATTTCATGGAGCGCATGAACGCTTCGACCTGATTCCGCATCCCGCCAGCCGCAGGTACGCCCATGATCGTGATGTTGCCATGCACGAGATCGTCGGCGTATTGCTTGACGGCCTCACTCGGTGCGCCGTCTGGCGTCAGTTGTCCGTTCGCCTTGAGCCGTTCAATCGCTTCCTGCTCGACGTTGTGCCGATGCGTTTCGGCCGCCACCGCTTCGGCGTCTTTCCGCTGCTGCGCCGCATTGGCCGCGTTCGACTTCTGTTCCGGCGTCAGCGCGAACTGATTCAGCACCTCGGGCGTGGCCCCAAGCAGTGGCTCGAACGTCTGCTGAAGCGCCTGCCGCGTCTGATAGTCCGGCACGAGCGCCAGTGCGGCCTTGAGCGTGTCGCCACGCTGGTCTATCGGTGTCTCGGCCAGCTCGCCCGCGAGGTTTGGCTGATACTCGCCCTTGAGGAACCCCTGCACGTACTTGTCGCGCCGGTCGAGCCGATCCTTCATCGACAGCGACAGGTTGCCCAACCGATCCACGATGCCGGAAATCTCTGACGGATCGGGATTCTGAGGCAACATCTGGCCGAGCGCCTGACGCACCTTCGGATCGGTGATGAGCCCGCCGAGCGCCGTGTATCCCGCCTGATAATGCTGCGGCGAGTCGCCCATCGTGCCGATGATCTTCGTCGCCATGTCGAGTTGGGCCGAGGACGCCTTGCCTTCCGCATCGACCGCGTCTGCGATGCCCTTCCGCTTCTTGGCATCCGCGTCGTAAAGCGTCTGACCGAGCGTGCCCATGCCAGCCTTGGTTAGACTGTCGCCCGCGCCGAGGAGATCGCCGTTCGAGTCCTGAAGCGCGGCGTTGATGGCCGCCGTGTCCTTCGCCTTCTGAATGAGCGCCTGCGTCTGCTGCTGGCGTTGTTCCGCGAGCGCCTGACGCTGTTCTTGCAGCCCCTTCAGGTTCTCCAACTGCGCCATCGTGGCGAGCGGATCAACCGGCTTGAACTGCGGGATGTTGAGTTGGCCGACGATCCCAGGATCAATCGCCACGGCTATGGATTCCCGCCCTGATAGGGCGTGACAGTAGTGTATGGGTCGGCGTTGAAAGGCTTTTGAGTCGGCGTTGCCTGAGGTCCGAATTGTTTGTACAGGGCAAAGTTCTGCGCCGCGTTCGACACGCCGCCGAGCGCCCCGGTAAAGGCGTTCGCCCCGCCAACCGTGCCGGCCGCCTGCGCGTTGGCCGCCTGCGTGCCGTAGTTGCCCTGCTGCTGCGCGGCGTTCGAGCCGGTGTTCACCAGCGAGCCGAGGTTGTTGAAGTTCGTCTGGAAGCCAGCGAGGTGCTGATTGAACAGTTGGTTCTCGCCCTGGTAGGCAGCGCCAGCGCCGTAGTTGGCCAAGTCCTTCATTGTGCCGCTGCCGAGGAGCGTGCCCTTCGCGGCGGCTGACGACTGGATGGCGTTGAGGCCCTGATCGCGTGCGAACTGGTAGCCGGGGTCGTTGGCGACCTGAGACGGGTCGAAGCTAAATCCGCCCTGACCGCCGTAGCCCGCGCCGCCCTGATCGCCGCCACCGTTGCCGCCGTAGTTGGCCGGATTCGTGACGTGCGACTGCCAGTAGGCGACGTTGTCTGGGGTCAGACCGCCGCCGTTGGCGATGATCTGGTTGATGTAGTAGTCGCGCGCTTCGCCGCTCTTGATCTTGGGGTCCGCGCCAGGCAGCGTGCCGAGGTAGTCGACGTACTGGCCGACCGCCGTGCGATCAGTCGGACTCACGCCCTGCGGAATCTGGTAGCCGCCGCTTTGAGCCGCCTGTTGCGGAGCCTGATACCCAGACTGCGGCTGCACCTGGGTGTTCGGGTCGGTTCCGTCGTCCATCGGCAACATCAGATCCTCCCCGGCCGGTAACTGCTACCACCAGGCCCGTTCTGAATCGTCTGCGCGGTCGGGGACGGAATGAGCGACCCAAGCGAGTAGCCCTGCGGCATCTGGACCGCGCCCTGCTGCGGCGGCGTCGAACTCATGCCGTAAGGACCGCCGCCGGCCGCGGCCACCGGATTGACCGGAGGCGCCTGCATCGGCGCGGAGTTGGCCGGCAGTTGGATCCCGTACATCGCCAACTGCTTCTGGTAGGCCGGAGCCATGCCCGCCGCGATGGGCGCGAACGGAGCCCCAGCCGCAGTCGCCGCCGTCGCCTGCGTCTTCGAGGCGTCCGAGGCGGCCTTGTGGTTGATGATGCCGCCCACGATCGACGTCGCGGCCCCGATCAGCGGAATGGCTACTGGCATAAAATTGACTCCGATTCTACTCTTGTTTTTCCCACCGGAAGACTGTAAAGGTCCGGCCAGCGTTCGGCACCCAACTTCTCAAGGATCCCGCGCACCAGGTCGCTTTCCGCGCCCGTGACGACCGTCGTGATGCCGAGTTCGTCGGCCAAAGAGTTCATGCCCGCGAGGAGCCTCCGTGCGACCACCGTCTTGCCGCGATACGCCGGCGCGATCTCGACCCCCTCGGCGTGGAGCCAACTGATCAGACCCCAGCAGCCAACGATCTGGCCATCGTCTTCGACCACAATCGGCCAGACCGATCCCGCCGGCGCGTCCTTGATGAGCGCGTAGAGCGCGAAGCCTTCAAGGCGCGGCCACTCGGCGTGGGGGAGCACTCGCGTCATCACTTGAGCGCCGTCCGAATCGCGTTGATGATGACCCACCGCAATGCCACCAGAAACAGCACTCCGGCAATCGTCCAACGTGTCCAGTAAGCCGTTGGCGTCATATCGCCTCAATCACGTAGTAGATCTTCACCTTGAGCGTGTTCGAGGCATTCCCGCCCGTGAGATTCCCCGATCCGTTGTTGTCGATGTTCATCATCAGCGGCTTGTTGCCGAGTTGCCCAGTGCCGGCTTGACTCACCTGCTGCACGTAACCCTGCGTCGTCGCGGATGCGCCCACGGCGGCCAGATTGGGCTGCCCGATCTCTTGCACCAGATCCGCCACGGTTGTCAGGAGCGCGGTCACATTCGTCAACGCTGGCGTCGTCGTGGAATCGTCCACGGGTCCGTAACTGACGTAATACGTGTCGAGCGTCTGGTGAAAGTCCACATAGGTGGCGTTGAGATTCGTGTAGGCGCCGACGACGTGCGTCTGATAGGTGACAGCGAGCGGCTTGATCCAGAACCCCGCGCCAGGCGTGGCCACGAGTTGGACGGGCGTCGTGGGCAGCGCCTTAACCTGAGCGTCTGTCAGCGTCGTCAGGGAGTGCAGGAGCACGACCGAGTTCGCCGCGACGGTGATGGCGCTTCCGCCCGCACCGACAACGACCAGACCAGATGTCAGGCCGGTTCCAGTGACGCCCGTGCCAGCGACCGACGCCACGGCTACCCATGCGGCCGAGGTCGTGTCGTAGGCGAACATCTGTTGGAGCGTGTGATCCCAAAAATAGTAGCCGAGCGGACTGCCACTGGCCGGCGTCGGAGGCGTCGGCGTGAAGGCCAACCGCTGCGTGGTCGTGCCTTGGGCGACAAATGCGTTAAGCGTTGAGTCTGCGGACATTAGGCTGCAGGCACCAGGATGAGATGGCCGTCGCCATCGCTAACAAGGACCGGCGGTTCAGCGCCAGTCACCAAGGGAATCAATGAGCCGAATCCGGTCGAGGTAATGGTAATACCGTGGGGTCCGTTCGTCACGGTGATGCCAGTGCCAGCCGTGAGCGTGGCCGGCGTGACCGTGCCGTCCGACGTCGCCCCGATCATCACTTGGCCGTCAGTCAAAGCCACGGCGCGAATGTCTGTTCCGCCGTTACCGACTAGTGTGCGGTTCAGCGTCAGCACGCCGACCGCGTTCACATCCCCGGACGAGTTCGTGCGATCCGAGACGGAGTTGAGCGCGTCGTACCACGTCGGCGTGACCTTGCCGGTCTTCAGATCCGCAATCGGATGCTCGTAGATGCCGGTGTAGGACTTGGGTCGAGTCGCCATCAGTGCGCCGACTCCGTGATCCAGACCGAGCAGCCCGTCATGATCGGCAGAAACGTGTCCGACGTCACGATGCGAACGACCGGATAGCGGCCCTGACCGACGATGTTCACATACGCCCGAGTGAGATAGCGCCCTTCACGTCCAGCGTTCATCAGGCGCTCGTTGCTCCACGTCTTCCCGTGGTCCCAGCTCACCTGGAGCATGAACTTCGGTTCACCGAGCGGATCGTCCACGATGCCCGTTCCGGGTTGGAACTGGACTTCGAGCCGAGAGATCGTCTGGCGCTCATTGCCGGTGCTGACCGGAATCGGCACGGTGCGCTCGCGGCGAATCGGCATCGTCGCGGCTGTGCCGACGAAGACGTTCTGGTCTGGTGCTCCGCTCCATGCGAAGAATGGACACGAGAACGGCACTTCAGATGGAGACCCCGAATCGGTCGGGATAGTGAAGGAGTCGAGCAGCGCCCCGCTCGCCACATCGAACTGCCAGAACTTGGTCGTCGCGCTCGTGATGTCGTTGAACGTTCTGGCCCAAAACACACTTGACGAGGCCAGATCGATAGCTAACCGCGTCGGACTCGCCTCGTGCGTGATGCCTGTGAGCACGTAGGACTTCAGCAGCGTCCCAGATTCATCGTAGCGGCGCACGGTGAACACAGGGCCAGCTGTCTGCGCGATGATGATGAACTGGTTCGTGCCAGGCAACCGGAGCATATCTTGGCCCCAGTCCGTTCCGGCCACGCCGGCGATGAGCGTGCCGCCAGCCGTGTCGCTGCCCAGGTTCCACTTGCTAATGGCCTGAGCGCCGAGATTGTAAGTCGAATAGAAGAATGTCGATCCATCCTCAGACAGACACAGAATGAGTGGAGCACCGTTCGTAATGTGCCACGTGGTTCCACCCGTCACTCCGGTATCAGAAAACGACCGGACATCCGTATTGACACCATTCGGAACGCTGGCGTAGAACGTCGAGACGTAATCCGACGTCATGCCCTGCCGCACGCTCCACGCCGAACTCGGCGTGAACGGCACGGCCGTGCCTCGGAGCGACAGCGACGGGTTGTAGATCGGAATCGACGTGATGTGGGTCGTGATGCCCTTGTCGCCCACACAGAAGATGCCGTTGGATAGAATCGCGCCGACTTCGCCAGTGCCGAGCGTGAGTCCTCCGGCGATGAACGCTCCATCAGTCGAGCTAATGGTCGCTCCGCCGTTGGTATCCGTCTCGTTCGGCACGATGATGACGCCGGGGCCGAAGGACGCCATTATGGGTTCACGTCCGTCAGAATCACGTCCATCTCGTACTGGTCGAGCGACATTTCGTAAATCGCGCCGCTTTGCCGGTCCTGCACGAGGTGCTTGCCGAAGGCGTAGGCGTGCGCCACGCCGAGGTCAGGAACGTAGCGCATGTACTTCTGGTCGTACAGGCCGCGCTCGTGCCAGAGGTCGGTCGTGACGTCGTAGACCGGCGTCGTTTCCAGACCGGGCACGTAGAGGAGATAGAAGGCGTGGCCTTGTTGCGAGTAGGCCCAGGCTCGAGCGCCGGCGACCGAAGGCGCACGACGCAGAAGATTCGAGATCGACGGCGTGGATACCACTCTCCAGTCGTAGCCGTCCGCGCGGATGACTTCAAGTGACCCGTCATCGTTGGAGCCGACGCACATGAGGGCGTTGTCGATCGCCGCGAGCGAGTAGACGGCCGCCGTGCCCCAGCGTGGCAGCGTGCCTGGAATCGGCGCGAGCGGGAAGTCTGCCGCGCCGATGTCGGCCCAGACTTCCGTATTCTTCGAGCCGACGAACCAGACCTTGCCGTTGATGGCCGCGCCGTTCTGGATGTCGTCCACGGTGAGCGAGAGCTGCTGCGTGCCGCCCTGTAAGATGTTCCACAAGGTGCCGTCAAAGAGGTTCGACAGCGAGAACTGCGGCGAGTTCTGCCGGATGGCTCCGAAGTAGCCATCGAGGTAGAAGCACGACACGGCCGGAAATGGGAACTCCGGCTGGCTCGAGACGTCCGTGAAGGCCGAAGTGATGAGGTCAAGGATGTAGCCAGACCCACCCGAGACGGCCATCAGTTGATGGCCCTGCTCGTTGCCGTTCGAGGCCATGCTGCCAGGATTCGCGTCCACGTTCACGACGCCACGCACCGTAAACGTCTGCTGCGGGAACACTTCACACAGGAGCGGACCCGACATCGCCCAGCAGCGTCCGTCCTGCGCGAAGATGCCACGCCCTGGCCCGCTGGGGAGATCGAGCCAGAGTTTGTAGCCGGGCGTGTTGATGAGTGAGGCGACCGAGCCCGTGCGCTGCGCGGCTTCGGGATACAGATTGATCGCCCGATACAACCCCTGCACGTTCGCATACGGCGGAAACGACCCGCCCACGAAGTTCGGAATCGGCGCGGCCATTACGGCTGGAACAGGCCCGACCGATAGTTGTAGGTCGTCTGGTTGAAGGACCGATTGACCGGCATGCCACTGTCGCGCGTGACGAGCCGCGGCGTGGCGTAGTTGTTCGCGAAGATGCGGTGCCTCGCTTCGAGCGCCTTCTTCATGAGCCGAGGATCCGGCGGCTTGCCGTAGATGCCCTGCAAGTCCTCCGCGAGCGTCAGCGTCATCGCGTCTTGGTAGCCTGGCGGCATCGAGAACGTCGAGTTCAGCGTCAGGTTCGCGAGAACAATTGGGGCTTCGATCTCGAAGCCATACGACACGCTCGGCACCGGCCACAAGTTCACGACGCCATTCGGCCATGCCGGCGAGTAGTAGAGGTCTGTCGGAAACGTCGTGTTGATGCCGCGGATCGGATTGGCGAGCCACCACTGGTCGTCGCGGATATTCACCGGGACGCGCACAGTTGGGCTCACGTTGTTCAGGACGACGTTCGCGCCCAGGATGATGTTGGGCCGCTGCGTGATGGGGGCGCTGGTGATGACATCGACCGCCCAATCCCCGCTCGGTCCAATCGTCGGACTGCCATTGCTGGGAATGAGGATGAAGTTCAGAAAGTCGACGTTGAAGACGGCTTCGCGCTCGGCGTTGAAGTTGTCGATGAGGCGGCCAAGCTTGCCGATGACGATCGCCGCGTCGTCCGCGCCAATCGTATCGACGCCACTGAGCGCCCCAATCTCAAGCAGCGCGTCCCGACAGAGCGTGCGTCCGGTAATCGCCATGTTAGAGCCCCATGACCGCGATGTTCATGCACTGCGGGAACCCAGAGGTCGCCCCGCTCCAGATGAGCCGTGTCCGCGTTCCGGTGACAGTATACGCGCCTGATCCGGCCGTGAGGGTGTAGGCCGTGACATCCTCGGACCCGAGCGTCAGGAATGTCGACGCAGGCACTTGGTTGTTGTATTCCGACGTGATCCAATCCGTTGATCGCAGGACGTTCGAGACTTTGACTTCGTCCAGCAACCCAGCATACAAGCCGAACACACCCACATTCCCCGCGTCATTGCCAGCAGTGAGCGCAATGGATGAGGACCCCCCAAAGGCCCCGAGCGCCGTGCCGACCGCCGCCAAGGTGGCGTCCAGATACAACGTCGGAACCTGCGTGCCGCTATTCCACGTGCCGACCAACTGGTGCCATTGGCCGTCGGCCACGCTGACGAAGTAATGCGCTTGAACACTGGCGCCGTTCACGCCCCAAAAGAGGCCGTCGCCACCGAAGTGGGTCTGGGTGAGTTCAAACGCGAAGGTGCCGACGCCGTTGTTGATGCCGATGATGAAGCCATCCGCATCGACGGAGACTTTGATCCAACAGGAGGCCGTGAACGACCCGGCAAAGTTCCAATCGGCACTCGCCCCGAAGCTGAGTTTGTTGGTGCCCGTGCCTGAAAAACTGGCCGCGCCATCGGTGTTGCCGACCGACGGCGTGGGCCCGCTGATCGCCCCATCATGGGCATTGGCCGTTGAATCCTTCGCGGCGAGCGTCGTGCCATTCGGCAGATGCCAGACGCCTTTGAAGGCGCTGTTCCAGGTGCCATTCACGTCGCCTTGGAACGTCGTGACCGAGGCATCGCCGTAGGCGAGATAGAACACCGTATCGGCCGTGTGCGACAGCGTCGGAATCTTCACCCACGCGACGAGTGACCCCGTCGTGCCGTCGTAGGATTCGACTTCCCAACTGAGCGCCGTCGAGAGCACCGCATTGCTGAAGAAGGCGAGATCGGCCGGAACAGTCTGGCCATTGGAGGTCGTCGTGTTGTTAACGTGACCGCCACTGGAGACGAGCGCCAAGGTCGCATTCGTCACGCGCACGAGCACGGGGAAGTCCGTCGAGTTCGTGGACCCACATTGCGCGTGATCCACGGTCAGCGAACGTTTGTAGAGATACGCCATTACAGACCCATCACCGCGATGTTCAAGCACTGGGGGAAGTTACCGGTCACGGGCGGAGCGCCGCTCCAGCGAAGTGTGGCCCGTGTGCCAGTGATGAGATACGACCCCGAGAGCGCCGTGATCGTGTAGTGCGTATGGATCGCCGCTGTCAGCGTGGCTGCGGTGCCGGTGACGAGATACGATCCGCTATCCGCGGTGATCTTGCGCGTGACCGGGAAGGTCACCGCCGTGCCGGTCACGGCGTAAGACCCCGCGTCAGCCGTCAGCGTGTAGGCCGTGCCCCCGCCGCCGCCCTTGAACACCGCGTTGCAGATGCCAGACGCCGCAGTTGAAAAACCCGACCAGATCGGGTTTTGCGCCGTGGCCGAGGCTTGGATGAGATACGCCAGTCCTGATCCGAAGTTCGAGCCGCCCGCAACCGCCACTTGGTCACTAATGGTGTAGCCGCTGCCAATCGTCAGTCCATTAGGGCCTCCGCCAATCCCGCTAATCATCAGGTTGGCCGCAGTCGAGGGCGTCAGTGACCCGCCACTGCCTCCACTCCCCGTATCAGCCACGTTCGACGCGCCCGTCTCCACGTCGAAGGCGGAGAACGAATCGTGCGCCTCAATACAGGCCGACGACAGATTCGCTCCGCCCGAATCCTGAAAGGTGTGGAGGGTGCCGACAATAGGATTGGACACATACCAGATCGCCTGCGAGCTACCGAATTGCCCCGTCTGCGGTGTGAGTTGCGTCCACGTATTGCTCTTGCTGTCCTGCATGCCCGTGCCGGTGGTGAGCACCGCCACGAGCAACGTCGCGCCGCTGGTGTTGACCGCAGCAGAGACGTTCCCGGCCCCCGCGAACGAGGTGTGGGCAATCAGGGCCATACGCTGAGACCGTCAGGCGTTCAAATCTTGAGCTTCGCGCACGCTTGCTCAATCGCCGTGCTGACGTGATCGACACTCGCATCGGTCGTGATCTTCCCGTTAAGCGAGTTCAACTCGTCATAGATGCCACGCGCCGTCGCCGCGTTCGGTGCCCCCACGGCCGACTGGATGATCGCGTAATCGGCATCCTGCGAGCCGTCGCCGCCCGTGCCGATGATCATCTGCTGGAAGGTGAGGAGAAGATCGGCCAGTGCGCTCTTTCCGCCTTTGATCCCGGTGATGGCCGACTGAATGAACTTGCCATGCGTGCTCGTGCTCGGGTTGTACTGGAGATAGCCGTTCATCGGACGATCCTCCGTGAAAAGACACCACGGACGATCGCCGAGGTGTTGGTCAGAGTGAGTGAGGCGCTGAAGGCGGACGCCATCAGCGGACTATGCGAGCGTGAACAGGCTGGTCGAGAAGTCTACCGTGAAGGTGTCCCCGTCCTGCAATGTGATGGACGACCCGTAATCCCAGTAGGCGATGAGCGGCCCACCGGACGCGGTCGAATCGTAGAGCACCGCGTATTGCAGCGGCCCAATCGTGCCGCCCGAGGCCGTGAACACGATGTCGGTGCCGACGACCGTGAGGGTGCCGCCTGACGCCGTGCCGACGTTCGTGGCCGACGCGCCGCCCGCCGAATAGCCGTTGTGCGCGGTAATCTCGGTGATGTCAGCCAAGACCGTGTTCGTCGCCACGTTCGGGGCCGTGTTCGTCAGCGCCACCTTGAGCGTGTCAGCCGTGGACCCGGCCGTGCCGAGGATGTCCACGATCTTGCCGCCGAGCGTCCCGGCGAAGCTCTGATACTTGACGTAAGCGGAGGACATGCAGGCCCCTTAGACGCTGTAGAGCGCAACTAGATCAGTGGCGCTCGTGCTGCCAGAGTTCACACGCATGGCCGCGACTGGGATGATGGTGCCGGCGATGGCGCCGATGAGCGTGAACGTGTTGCCGTTCTGGCCGACGATGACGATGTCGCCGCCACCGCCCACATAGATCGCGTCACAGAGCACTCGGCCGTCAGGACCGACAAAGTTCACCGTGTCCGATTTGGTGATGGGAACCCCAATGTTGTAACTGGGGTTGGAGGACATCGCCATCGGATTAGCTCACCGAAATGGCGGTGACGATTCCGTTCACCACCGTAATCGACGCGATGGTCGAGCCCGTTCCACTCGCGCCTGCGGTTGCGCCCACGTGATACGTCGCGGCGCGGCAGTCGCCCGAGAGGTTAACGCTCGTACCCGTTGCGACACCGAGCACCGGGGTCGTGAGCGACACAGATGCCTTGATGGCGGTGACGCCGGTGTTGCCGATGGTCACGTCGCCCGTGATGGCCGTGTCGGTCGCGACGTTCCCGGAATTGCCGACGAGGAGATGGGCACTCGTCAGTGTGCCGACCGGAGCGCCGGCATAGAGTTCCGTGAAGTTCGCGTTGAGCGCCAGGCGCGTGTCTTCAGTGAGCGCGCCGTCCTGTGTGATCGTCTGCTTGGCCATGATGACTCCTACGTCTTGCGCGGTCGGCCCGGCTTGCGCTTCACAGGCTCCGCATCGGTTTCTGGTTCAATCACGACGTCCGCAGACGCCGACTCAGGCTCCGGCAGAGCAACATGCCCTGCCGGAGTGAGCACATACCATCCATCCTTGAGCGCAGCGGCGACGTCTGTGTCCTCGAAGACCCGATGGACGCCGACGCCGCGGTAGAGGATGGCTGCCATTAGAACGTGAACGCGCCGAGCGAGTAGACCGTGTAGGCCGCCGTGCCGCCCTTGATGTCCACGTTCGTCAACTGCACCAGGAAGCGCCGGCCGGTGTTCTGGGCCAGCGTGTAGGTGCCGGTCGCCGGCGAGTACGTGAAGAGCGTCCCGCCCGTGCCTGCCACGACCGTGATGATCTCGCTCGCATCCGCGATGTTCACGAGATCCCAGTAGAACGACTGGCCCACCGCCGCGCCCGGCATGGCCGCGACGAGGTTGTTGGCCGTGTCGAGCGTGTCGTTGGAGGCGCCGGTCGGATCGTGCAGCACGAGGCCGCCGAGCATCTGCGCGGCCGTGATCGTCTTGGTCGTGCCGGCCACGACCGTCGTGACGGTCGTCGTGGGCAGCGGAATGCCGCCCATCGTGGGTTCGCCGCGGAGCGGGCTGAAGCCCGTGCCGAAGGGGGTTGCGGTTGCGCTGGACTGAGTCGCCATGTCTGATTCTCCTCTAGGCGCAGAGCAGGCGGACAGCGCAGTTGTCGCTGTACAAGTTGCCGAAGCCCATGCAGACGTCGAAGCGGTTGATCATCTTGCGCTGCTGGGGATCGAACATCCGCACGAAGGCGACGTAGATGCCCGTGTCCGGATCCTTCTGCTGCGACGACATTTCGCACGCCTTCGGAATCTCGAGCTTGACGCCGACGATGCCGAACGCATCCTTGGCGAGCGCGAGCGCCTGCTTGCCTGCCTTGCCGTTGGGCGAGGACGTGCCGGGGAACAAGGTCAGCGCCGCGTTCGCGAGCGGCAGCGCCGAGACGTTCTGGTAGGGCGAGCCAGGGCCGTAGATCGTCGGCGAGATGTTGATCGTCGCCGTCGAGGCCGTGGCCGTCACCGACTGGTCATTGCCGTTGGCGTCGGTCGGGATGACGAACGTCTTCAGCGTGGCCGAGGTCGTGCGGCGCCGCGTCATCGGGTTGACCGCGTAGACGGCGTCGATCGAGAACACATCGCCCGTCTTGAACGTGTCGCCCGAGGTGCAGTTGACGACGAGCGTGGACGCCCCGTCGACCGACGTCGTGTTGACCGTCACCGCATTCTGCCAGGTGCCCGCCGTGTGGTCGTAGAGCGACATCGACTCGTAGAAGTCGAAGCCCGCGTACTCCCCGAGGGCGCCCGTCTTGTAGGTCCGCGCCACATCCGACGCCGGATTGAAGAAGCCCTGCTGCGCCGGCACGAGGGACGTGTTGACCTGCGGCGGAATCGCGAACACCCGTTCGCCGCCAGGGGGACACGCCAGTTCGAGCATCCGCTGACGCGCCTGATTGATCGTGCTCAGACTGGTCGGGTCGGTGCCCAGCACGCCGACGATGTTGTTCGAGTTCTTGTAGGCCCACGACGCCGCTCGCGAGTCGATCTCCTGAGCAATCTGCGCCATCGCCGGTTCGATGTAGATGTCGCGGAAGCGGTCACGGCCGCGCTCCACTTCCAACGCCGCCTGCACCGAGTCCCATTCGAAGTCGTACCCGAAGACCTGGTTGCAGTTGACGGTCGTGTAGAGGCGGTTGATCGTGTTCGGGTTGTACCCGAGCCCGTTGCGGATGAAGCCGCGGTTCGGCAGCGGCACGCGCACGGATTCGCCAATGGCGAACTCGCGCTCGAACTCCTGCGTCCACGACGTGTTGAAGTAGCCTGCGATGGTGAGCTTGTTGACGAGAAGGCGCAGGGCCTCCATCGACAACCAGTCGACAAACTGAAATACCTGCGGCATGGCCGGAACACTCCGGCCGGTGTCAGGACGTTACCGAGTGCCTCGGCGCGCGAGGGCCTTACGGTTCTGTTCGTCCATGTACCGGCGCACATCCCCGTCAGAGACGGCCGCGAGCGACGCATCGGCGGGAGCGGCATTGCGCCGTCCGAGCGAGGTCGTGGGGGCCGGCGCCGACGAGATCCCCTTCGTGGGGGTCGGTGGCGTGGACGTCGAGGGCGAGACGCGGGCTTCGAGACGCGCCATTTCACGAATCACTGCTCCAGCGTCAGGCAGTGCCGACAACCGATCGAACTCCTTCGGATGATCCGCGAGGTGTTGGAGCATCTCCGCTCCACGCTCGGAATCCTGAATCTCGCGCGCCACGAAGTCGAGCGGCCCTGAGCCTTGCCGGATGACCGGATTGGCGTCGATGAACGCTTGCGGCAGTTTGGCCCGGATCTCCGGGTCGCTTTCTTCCGCCTTCGTGTAATGCCCGAGATACTTCTGGCGTCCTGTTTCCAGGGTCGCCGTCCGCGACTGGTTCGCCTGATACTCCAGTTGGTCGTAGCGGCTTTGATACCGCGTGAACTGGCCCAAGGTCGCGTTCGGGTAGGCCGTGAAGAACTCGGCCTCATCCATTGGCGGCTTGGTGACATCAGGGCGAGTCAGGAGTTCGGCCGGCGGTCGTCCCTCAGTGGCCGGCGGTGAATCGGCCTTCTTGTCACCTGCACTCGAGGGCGTGACCGGCGCGGTGCGACCCAGTTCTTCCCGCAGTTGGGCACGGAGCTTCAGTTTGTCTTGAAGATCCTTGATCTCCGTGTCCAGTTCCGCGTTCCGAGTGGCCGCGTTCCCACGTTTCTTGCTCGACGGCGCGGGTTCCGAGTCCGCTGGGGTCTTCGCCGCGATTTCGGCGGCCGGAGCGTCCGGCTCGGAGGGGGACGAATCCTCTTTGGGCGTCCGTTCGGCAGGCGGAGCCTTGTCAGGCAGTTCGCCGGTCATTTTCCAATGGTCACGCGCCTGGCTATCGAGGCTGGCGACCGCTTCCGACAAGAGAGCTGGAGACGAGTCAGCGTTCATGCGTCAGTCCGAGAGTATACGCCAAGTTGTCAAGCGCCCGTGCCGTTCACGCTCGGTTCGGCCGGCGGCGGGGTGAGCGCGGCCGTCTTTTCCAGGATCGCGTGCTCGTGGGCGTGGTCAAGCGCCTTGCCTAGAATCTCGTGCGAGTGCTTGTCCTGCTGGAGCGCCGACTTGTTGATGTGCTCGCGGAGCGCCTTGGCCAGGTGCAACTGCTTTTCGATGCCCTGCTCGAGCGAATCGACGTAGGACCGGAAGTTCTCGGCATCGACCTTGACTTGCGCGTTCGACATCGAGGCCGCAGCCGTGATCATCGTGCGACGAGTCGCCGCATCCTGCTCGAGTTCGGTCTGCTGCGTCTCGATCTGACCCTTGATCTGCGCGATCGACGCATCGACGGCACCCTTGGCCTGAATCTTTGCCGTTTCGGTCTGGAGTTGCGTCTTCAGCGCCTGATTCTCGCTCTGGAGCTGCTGAATCATGCCCTGCACTTGCGGCGGGAGCGCCCCAGTGTCCGGCGGCGAGATGATCTCGGCCATTTCGTCGCCAATCGGGCCGAGGTTGCGGAGCTTGATCGTCCGAGACAGGATCTTCGCCGCCGCCGGCTGGCCGATGACGCCGACGAGCGACTGAATGTTCTCGACCAGGTCAGACGCGAACTCATCGGCCGCCACGCGCTCGGACTGGTAACTTGGCCCGGTCGAGAGCGTCACGTCGTGGTCGGTGTCTTCCACGGGAACAGACGTCGCGTCAGGCGTCGGCACGTCATTGATGCGTTGCTGCATGACCTGGCCGTTGACCTTGCGCACGGCGACCGTGCGCGGCGTGTCGTAGAAGTGCGGAATCAGTTCTTCGAGCAAGACACCCGTGCGCGTGATGGCGGCTTCGTAGTGATCCACGAAGTGATACGTGCCGTGCTGCGTGGAATCGCGAATCTTGTCGAGCGCGACCCCTGACTTCTCGTTGTTCCGTTGCGCTTGGGTCGGGAGCGCCATCGAGCCCATCGCGGCCTGAATCGCACGCCGTGCGGATTCGGCGCCCATTTCGAGCGCCTGAATCGGAGGCTCATAGGGCTGACGCACAGGGAACTCTGGCGGCGTGGCCGAGCCGTCTGACACGGCGTTCACCTGGATGACGGCGATCGGCTGCGAGAGAGACGCCTGCAAGTTGTCGAGTTCGTCCGGATCGAGCGAGCCGCGGCGAATAAAGTACGGGAACTTCGGCGTCATGCCGACCAGTTCCGCTTCGCAGGTCCGGTAGTAGCAGTAGAGCATGTAGGGGTCGCGTGCGAGCCGCACGAGACTCAGGATCTTCCGCTTCGGGCCGCCGCCTTCATCGACGTAGAGGATCTTGCCAAAGCAGCCGATGAGGGGAATGGACGAGCCGGGCCAGTCGGTTTCTTCCAGAATCTCAAGGCCGTTGGTCAGATACTTCTTGACCTTCGGCGTCTCGACGACGCGCGACTTGGCGCCCTTGGGCGCTTTGCCTTCGTGCATCGTGATCGTGCCGTCCTCGGCCGTCTCGGCCCAGACGGTCGTCTTCTCGTGCTCGATCGTCCAGTACTCTGCCAGCTGAATCGACTCGGGCTTGAACCAGCCCGGATACTGCTTCACGAGTTCGGGATAGGCGTCCCGAATCTCGGCGTCCGGAAAGCGGCGCTGGTAGTCCTTCACCGGCCACCGCTCGTAGACGAACGCCCACTTGATGTCCGACATGTCCGGGCGCTGGAAGTCTGGATCCGGCAGCACCAGGTCGGGATTGGGAATCGGGTCGATCATTAACTGCTGATCAAGGAGACTCGGACTCAGTTGGCCGGTCGTCGCATCGGGCGTCACGCGATTGGTGACGTACTTGGCCGTGATGCGCCAGTAGCCGTAGCTCCGCTGGACGGCGTTCTCGAAGCCGGCCGTGTAGGCGTCCTGCGCTTTCGACTGGTACTCGATCTGCCGAATCAGATCCTGTCGAAACTGCGCGGTCTGGTCGTTGGCGCCGTCGCCGAGAGGCGTAACCTTGATGGCTCGCTCGTGCTCGCGGACGTCATTAACCAGTTGATTGACGTACTGGCCCACCTCGTCCAATGTGAGGGCGGGGCGGCCGGCGTCAATCCGCTGACGCTTGTCTTTCGGATCCCACGGGTCGCCGGCGACGACCTTGATGTCTTCCTTGCCTTCTTCGCGGACTTCCCGCCATTCGTCTTGGGCATACGTGAACCGCTTCCGCATCTCCGCGAGAATCGGATCGGACTCATAGTCCTTCGCGGCGATCACATTCGCGTTGGTGTTATCCACGCTAGTAGGCCGCGCCTGGCGTGCCACGCTTCAGGTTGTTGCGGCTCCTGAAGTTGTAGGCGTGCGACTCGCCCGTGTAGGACGACGTCTCGGCTTTCTTCGCGTCCTTCTCGTGCTTCTTGGCCATCCGCGCGCCCTTGGCGGTTTCCTTGTTCCCGTGCATCGCGCCCATGTTGTTCATCGCGCCGTAGACGTAGCGCGCGGCGGCGCGGCCGGTCTTGCCCTTTTTCGCCGCTTCCTTCTCCAACGCGACTTCTAAGAACTTGGGCATTTAGGTGTTCCTCAAGGCGTCGGAGAGCGTGTGAATCACGGGTTGGAGAAACAGCGCGAGCGATTCGCGATCGATGGCGACTGACCGCGGAATCTCGATCGTCACTGTCTCGTCGTTGTAGGACTCGGTCGGCTTCGGCGCCTCGGCCGACACGGTAGACTCGACCACGCGAATCTGCACGGTGTAGGTCGGGGCCTTCATGCGTTCACCTTGCGGCGAAAGTCGTAGGCGTGCGATTCGCTCTTGCCGATGTCCGGATACTTCGCGTGGACCTTGCGGCGAATCGCGGCGGGATTCTTCGCGAAGTGAGCGCGAGCCAGCGCGTTCCGCGCGTGACTCTTGTCCTCGATCGGGAAGGACCGATCCGGACCCGCGAACTCGGACGTCGGAATCGCCTTGCGCGCCTTGGCTGTGAGTTTCATCAGTTCACCAGGTCCGTGACGATAAGAGAGGGCGGCTCGGATGGCGCGGCATGCGGGAGGAGCTGCTGCACGGCCTTGGCGATGCGCGCCCCAAGAGACAGGTCGTAGGCGACGTTCGGATCGATGTCGACGTCCACGCAGAGACGCTTGCCGTCCTGACCCTCGACGCTCATCTGCATCAGGATCATACGACCCGCCGAATCGACACGCCGTCAAAGGCATAGAGGCGCCCGCGGCGGTCGCGATACGTGTCGAGGACCGGACGCGCGGACGGCGACATCCCGAGAGCAGCCTTGAACGGCTCGGACTTCAAGACGGGCGGATGGAACGCTTGCGCCTCACGCGAGACGGCGACCTTTGTCAACTGCCGCGTGCGCTCAGTGGACATCGACGTTCGCCGGCGCCGGCTTCGACGCGGCGATCCGATCCGCCTCGTCCTGTAACCGGATGTACATGTGCGGACAGCGCTCGGAGTGCAGGCGCGGATCGAACGCCTTCAGGCACTTCGGGCAGACGGAGAACAGCGGCATCTAGAACGACTCCCGGCGTCGGTCGTGATACGCAACCGAAGAGTGGCCGGCCGTCATGGCGGGAAAGGATAGCATGACTACGTCCCCATCCACGTGCCGATGCGCCGGACCATCGACGGGGCCTTGATGGTGGAGGTCGCACGCACCGGGCTCGCGAAGGTCAGGGCCAGGGCGTCGGCATCATCCGGAGAATCAAGTCCCCGGTTCCGCATCGACCGCTTATCCTCGAGCCACACCCGCTGCTGCTGGTCGCTCCGCACGCCCGGACCCACCAGGTCGGATTCGAGTTCCGCACTCCCGTCAATCGCGCCGGCCGCCAACCACTCCTTCATCTTCTGCCACATGTAGTCCCGCATGAACCGACATTGGGCATCGGGCGAATCGGCGCCGAAGTTCACTTCCTGCACGTTCCGGTGCCCTAGCATCCGCAACCGCTGGCCAATGGGGCCGGCAATGCCGGCGCTGTCCAGGAAAAGCGTGTGGACCTTCCGGCCCTCGTAGAGCGTCGTTAGGACCTCGGCCAGCCGCGTCGTGAGGACCGCCGGATCGCGCGTGAACTCGCCCTTCACCCGAATCGGCGGAATCGTCCGCGCATCATTCCCGCGCCGAAACCGAATCACATTGTCGTCCCCGCCGCCCCACGCCAAGTCGCAGCCGACGACCAGCGGCTCGTCCGGCATGACGTAGACCTTCCGCGCCTGCGCCTGCAGCACCCGCTCCTGATCAATGAACTGCGCGTCAGAGGCCCGTGGCGGCAACCCCCGCACACGCACCCGGAAGAAGTCCGAGTCCTCCCCGTACTGCGCCGCCCACTCCGCAATCGTCTCCTTGTTCGTGAACCGCGACGTCCGCGAATCCACCACCACCGACTCCCATTTGTTCCGTTCGTTCCCGAAGACCGCCCGATGAAACTGCCCCGTCAACCGCGTCGGGTTCCCGCAGAGGAAAATCATCGGCTCCCCGTCCGTCAACCCGCCCTCCGCCACCGTGTGAATCTGATCCGGCACCGCCGAATCCTCATCGAAGATGTAAAACGACGTCGAGTCCCGCGCATGCTGACCCGCGAACGACTCGCTGTTCTCCTCCCGGCACGTCTGCGGCGTCACAAACCACGACTCCTTGTGCCCCTTCTCATACATCCGCGCCGTGTTGATCTCAAACCGATGCGCGGTGAGGCACAACTTCGTCCACCGCGTAATCGCCGGCCACGTCTTCGTCTCGAGCTGAATCGACGTGTTCGCCGTCACCACGCCCTGCGCGTGCGGACGGGTCGACATAATCCAATCGACCAGCCAGGCGACCAGCACGCTCTTGCCCACGCCGTGACCCGACGACACCGCCATCCGAATCGGCGCCACCGGATCCTGCCCGTTGAACGCATTCCGCCGCACCCGCAGCCCCAGCTTCGTCAGAAACTCGACCTGCCACGCATCAGGGCCAGCCTCGAGCGACAGACTCCCGCCGCTCTCCCCCCACGGATACGCCCCACGCACAAACGCCAGCGGATCGTAGTACCACTCCACGAGCAGCTCGTCTAACCGACTCTCCTGCTCGCTTGCCGCTGCCATTATTTTGACCCCTCGCGCATCATCCAGACAGGAGGCGACGGATCGACACGTGGAGGCACGCCATCAGTCCAATCCAAGGCGTGCGGGTCGTCCTTCAGGATGGCCGCGCACGCCTCACATTCGCCACACTCGCGGCAATAGCCTTCATGCCACCGATGCACGCCCTGCCGACACTTCCACGCCCGAAACCGCGACCGCCTCACGACTTGTCACCGTCTCCCGTCACCCGCGCAATGACGACGCCAGAAACGGACTTGGCCGCCGACACACGAGCGCGAGCCGCGTCAATCCGACTCTTCAGGTCCCCGTCACGCACCGTCACCTCCACCTGCTCGCTCGGCTTCTTCGGATGATCGAGAGCGTAGGCCAGGAGGAGAGCGGCCGCCGCATTGTTCGGATCTCGGACGGCGAGGTGATAGTGGGTCCCATCCGCCATGTTCGGGTCGTTCAGGACGGATTCGATCTCTTCGGGGTCGTCGAGGCGCTCCCACTTGCCACTCAGGGGATTCCGCTTCATGAAGTGGACCAGGCCCACGGCCGATCGGATCTGCGCTTCAATGATGTCGCGGCGCCTGGCGTAGACCTGCTGCCTTGTGGCCTCGAGCTCGCGCCGGCGCACGGTTTCGGGATCGTGGGGTTGGACGTCTTCAGTGGGAGGCGACACGGCGCGGAGTGCCATGCGGCATTGTAAAGCAAACGGCCGATGGGAGAGCCTGGCGGCTCTACCCTCTCGGCCGATCGTGCGCTCGAGCGTTGGCTACTTTGCTTTGCCGAACGTGACAACCGTTACTTCAACGTTCGGCAAGGTGCGAACTTCAACGATCGCCGGCCCGCTATGTTCCGTGTGTCTGAAGGCGCCGCAGTGGCACGTTTCGACCGTGGCGCTAGGCTTGGACCTTGTGAATGTGTGAATGTGCGGCGTCACAGCTTCACCGCGACGGCGCCATAGACCTGGCGCGCGATACGTTCGCCCCGCGGCGATCGGAGCATGTCGCACAGCGAACGGAGCTCGTGCGCGGCTACCGGCGAGTCTTCAATGCGATATGTGAACCCGTTATGCGTAACAAACATGAGCGGAACCTCCTGAGATACGTCCGACAGGCTAGACACTAGAACACGTCATAGCTAAAGACTAGCATGTATACCGTTTCAAGCGCAAGCACAATCGTGCTAATCATTAACAGGAATTTTCCGCACTAGGTGGGGAATTTTCCCCACTTGACAGAATTGTCTTCAGGTAAACTTCGCTGTTTGTTCGCGTGGCACGATAATTGATCGTGCCAAGCCTGGTAAGGTCTGGCGCGTCTGGCTGCGTCTGGACGCGAGCGCACCGATATACATTGGCTCTTCCATACTATCCATACCTTCCTTACCTTAAGAGAGAGATAAGAATAGTTATAAGTGTAGAGAATGTGAAAAGTGCCCCCCGTGGTATGGAAGGTCTGGCACGCCACTATAAGCTCTTATTTCCCAACAACTTCCAGCATCCATACCTCGAGGTTTTTCAAGATCAGACGTCTGGCGAGGTCTGGCACGGAGACATTAGCTTGTCGTCTGTAAGTCTTACCCTAATGGCCTCTTACGGTTTCTTTTGGACCTAAAATCGAGGTCCTGAAGGTCTGGCGTTTGCTAGAGCAAGTCTTTTCCGCTTGACAAGAGCGCTCCACTGTTCTAATGTCTACAGCGGAGGCTAGACACATGCGAAACCAGAAGGCAAAGACGTCAGACCTGAGGCGGGAGTGGCGTGAGATGTTGGCCGATGGCCGGGTCGTGCGCTGGGATGCGTATCGGATGACGGGGTATCCCACGCACGAGATGATGCGTGCGGCGCTCGTCGAGGCTGGCGTGCTGGCGTCGTTCGCTCGTGTGGTGAAGGTGTCGTTGGCCGATCAGATGGCGGGAGCACGCTAATGGCCTCCACCACTACCCAGCGTCCGCGCGAGCTCAACGTCTACCACGTGATCGGCCGCGGACTGTCTGGCTGGCACGGGAAGGGCATCAACGTATCCTCGAGCGGCGGCGGGCTCGAGGATGCCCCGTGGTGGGCCGGCGGGGTCCAATACGGCTACCTCGGGTCCGCGGTCGACGGCTGCCTCGTCTATGACGCCAGTGGCCCCGAGGTCGACGTCGACGCCTTCTGCAAGTTCATTATCAGCGGCCCCATGGTCGATCCCGCGCTCGCCCCTGGCGCCGTGTCCCGCTTCACTGATCGCGGCACGGCGGCCCGCATGGCCCCTGGCCTTGAAGGCGCCTTCGGCACGATCGCCGCGCTCGCGGCCAGTGAGTCTTACGGCGGCCTGGACACGGTCGGCGTCGACGTCTACCGCGGCTTACTCCGGGCCGTCCCTGGCGTCAAGGTCGGCACCGTGCACGCCGGCGTGATCGCATGGGACGGTGGCGACGTGATTCGCCTCAGAAAGGCAGCACGCTAATGTTCGCCCGCCACACTCGCCACGATTGGACGCTATCCGGCCCGCGCTGGGCACTCGCTCGGCATGCGATCGGACTCCATTTACGTGTGCGGGCCGTCGACCGAAGGCGGGGCCTTATGAGGACCTGGACGCGCCTCGAGGCGCCCTATACCTTCGAAGATCGCCCGCTCGCCTGGCAGCGCGCGGGCCTACAACAGACCGCGAGCGGCTACGGTCGACGTCTCACGTCGACGCGCGTCGTGCGTCTGCCGGACGGCCGGACGCGACGCGTCTACGTGACCTGCTTTAGCAACAGCGGCACCGCGTGGATCATCCTGGACGGCCAGACACGGATCGTCGACGACGCCGGCCAAGTCTACGGCTAGCACGTTCCCGCTCGAGTTCGCCGGCCCGCCAGACGATCGGCGGGCCTTTTCTTTGCTTGACACACTCTCAAGACTTGCGCTAATATCTACACAAGGCAATCGGGCCTGACAAGAGAGGCGGGCGATATGAGTGCTGCGACGATGACCGATACTGAACTGTTTGCGTATTACCGCGCGCATAGCGTCGCGGGCGATTGCACGTTCGCCTTGCGGCCGGACACGACCATCCCGGAGGCCATCGCGGGCCACTGGCGCGGGCTGCAGGCGGCCGTGCGGGACACGAAAGAAACGGCGGGCCATCGGCGCGAGGCCGCGCGCCTGCGCACGCTCTGGCGCACCTGGACGGGTCTCAGGGCGGCGGGCCGTGAGACTGAGGCGGGCGATTACCTGGCGACCATTGCCGCGATTGCCTCGAGCGCACCCGTCAAGGCGCCGCGGGCCGTCGTCAACTGGCGGGCGAAATACGAGCAGGTCTCGGCCGAGCTCGCTGCGCTCCGCGCTCAGATGCGCGCCATCTAACCACTTACGTTTCTGTCAATCACCTTTCGAGGAGGATCCGATCATGGCGAAAGCAACGAAGGCACAAGAGGCGGCGCGGGCTGAAGCGATTACCTACCTGCACGAGTGGCTGAAACCGGGCGACACCGTCCACACGATCCTGGACCATGTGAGCGCGAGCGGGATGTCGCGCGACATCCGCGTCGTGATTTTATCGTGCGCGGGCGATCGCGCCTTCGCCCTGCACCCCAATCATGCCGTGCGAACGGTGCTGGGCTTGCCGAAGGCCAAACGGGGCGACGGGATGCGCGTGGGCGGCGCCGGGATGGATATGGGTTTCCATCTCATCTACAACCTTGGCCGCGTCTTGTTTCCCGAAGGCACCGCCACGAAGGCGGATGGCGGCTACGCCCTGCGTCACGAATGGCTGTAACGGCCGCGGGCTCATCTGTCGCACGCGGGCCGGCAGACGAGCGCCGGCCCGTGGGGTCTCTAGTCGTCGACGGGCATGGGATCGAAAAATTCGCGCGGGAGCGGGGTATCTGGTGGCGCTTGGTAGAGTTTTAGCACCTGGCGCCGATACCAGTCTTTCTGCCGGGCCGTGGGAAATGGCGGCAGTTTCAGTCCGTACATCACCTCGGCGCGCAGAGCGATATAGATCGCGGCATCCGTCAACGTGTCTGGCATCGGGTTGTCTCTAGTCGTCGGCGGGCCAGGCGATCGGCACGTTCAGCCCCTCGCTAATCAGCTTGCGGGCCGTGGGCAATTCGGGCAGCAGGCAGAACCACTCGCGCCGGCCGCTGGCGGGGTTAATCCTCCGCTGTCGATACATCGCGGGCATTGTCTTATTGAGCAGGAATCCCAGCTCAGTTTCCCCGGAGCGCCGCGACATGGCGCGATTGGCCATCGCTTTCACATAGGACTCATAGATCGCGCCGGCGGTCAACTCGCGGCCAAACGGCACGCCGCTAATCTCCCCATCCATCGCGCATTCGACCAGCCAGGCCGCCGCGGGCGATAACGCGCGCATCTGTTGCTCGAGGTGGGCGGCGGTTTCTGGCGGGACAAACGGGTCGAAGTTCGAGAGGTCGTGGGCGAGGAGGTCATACAGAAGCGCCGCGGGCGCCCCGTTCATGACCGTGCGCCAGAGCGGGTCAAAATAGCTCTTGTTATGCCCCTTGTGCGTGTCCTTGACGTCGAGGACGGCATAGCGCCGGTCCCCACCTTCCACGCGGGCCACATGATCCTCGTTCGAGTTCATCGCGAAATGCAGGCAGTTTTTCACCTGGATCACCTCGTGGCCCTTGCGTTCAATGCCGATCGTGGGTTCGGTCATCAGGGCCTTGAGGTAGTTGGCCCCGACAATGTCGCCGCCCCAGACGACTTCGTCCGCATGCAGGAACACGCAGCCCGCGAGCATCCCATTAAAGCGGGAGGACAGCGCGCTCGCGTGCGAGACGTGGACCGCGTGATTGCCGAAGATCTTGGCCAGAGCGGACCAGAGCGGGCCTTTACCGACCCCCTGTTTCCCGCGGAGCACGATCGCGACCCCCGCCGGGTCCCACGGCTGCTGGACCAGGCGGGCCATCCAGCCCATGAGGAACCCGAAGAGGTCGTCATTGGCGGCGCAGACAATCTCGTAGAGGTGGTCCTTCAGGCGCATCCAATCGCCTTCGGCGGGCTCGACCGCCAGCCCTTGCCACATGTTGAAGACGTGACCGGGCGTCGGGCCTTTCGGGTCGAAGGTGAGCTCACGGAAGACGGGCGCGCGCTTCAGCCAGAGGTCGGTGACGCCGGCGGTCCCGGCGGTCGTCGGGACGTCATACCCTCGAAAGCCTTCTCGAAAGGCGCCCACGGTCGACGTGCGCCACTCACGGCGCCCCAGTGCGACGTTTTCGCCACGGACCAGGATGTAGCTGCGGCCGTCGTAGAGCCGGAAGTAGTTCGCGTCGAGGAACGCGAGCATCTGGGCGATCTGGTCGGGGGTCAGCACGCCCTTGGGCGGCAAGGTCGGCGCGGGCGGTTTGGCGGCCATCAGTGGGACGTCCCGCGGGCGGCGACCATCGCGACCATCTTCTCGGCGGTGGCCACGGCCATCTGCGCCTGTTCATGGGCGGGCTGGGCCGCGATCACGAAGACGAGGGCCTCGAGGAGCACATAGGAGAGCACGGCCGGGTGAATGCCGCGCTCGAGTTCCGCGATGACGTTCTCGGCCAGGTCCGCGCCGAAGTCATCAAGCGTGGACAGTTGGGCCAACCAGTCGGACAGATCGTGTGACACGGAGCCTCCTCGAAAGGCTGGTCAGAAGAAAAGGGCCGGCCGCGCCGACGTTCGAGGCGCAGACGCGGCAGTGTCAGATCGCGGCGGCGACCTCAAGGCCGGGCGAATACTACCGCATCACGGCCGCCAGTGCCGATTTAATTCCTCGCGCACGACCAGCCGCACAGCCTCCACGATGCGCCGATCCCGGTTGCACTCGTCGCAATGGTCGAACATCTTCGGATACTGCTCAGGCGTCGGTTCGGTCGGCGGTTCAGGACCGCCCTGCAGCGACTCGACGTAAGCCCCGCACGTGTCGCAGTAGTTCGTCCAGACGGGATAGCCTCGGCCTTCCCGCGTGAGTGTCAACGCCATCACGCCCCTCCGGTCCGCACGCGCCGAAAGTCCTCGAGCAGCCGCTCGTATCTCGCCTCGAGCGTGAGCCGCGTCTGGCGCTCCTCATAGAGCGTCCTGAGCGCCGACTGGAACAGCTCGCGGTAGTTCAGCGCGTCACCGCCAAGCGCCGAGATGAGCCGGTCGTCCTTCGTCATCAGAGCCATCGGCCCACCTTGTCAAGAGCCCACGCGATCCCTATCGTCGCCATCGTAAAGAAGGCCAAGACCGCCAACATGCCAACCGCCACAATGGCCACAGACGCCATGAACGCAAACGTGAAAATCACCAGAGCCTTCGCCGCGGCAATTACAAACGACATCGTCGGTTCCTCCGCGCGGCGTCGAGCCGGTCCAGCCGCGCCTCAATCACGTGCGCCGGCAGATCCATCGGCGCCGCCTGCCGGCTAATCCCGTGGCTCCGCTTGGCCGCTTCGTTCCGGTGCCGGAGCGTGCAGCGGTGGCAGCGGTGCGCCTTCGGGCGGAACACGGTCAGTTCGCAGTCTAAGCAACGGCGCGTCACGGTTGGCCCCGCCGCATCATGTCTTGCTCAAGGACCGCCACTTCCGAAAAGAGCGGCGCGAGCGCCGTCCGAAGCACGCGGTGCGCTTTGAGACAATCGACGCAGATGTCCGCACAATCAGGCACAGGGAAACCCTTCGTGGTGGGCTGGTTATAAATGCGGACGCTTGAATGGTCGTCTCGGATCGGCTTTTTGCAGACGTCGCAGTGTTGGATGTCGCTCATAGCGATAGACGATAGCCCACTTGACAAGCAGATGCAAGCGGATTATATTGACGCTCATGACTGACACCAAGAACCCCGCCGCCGTGAAAATGGGCAAAGCACGGTGGAAAGGCAAGAGCCAGGCCGAACGTGACTCCCACGCGCAGATGATGGCCGACCGGCGCCGGGAACTGATGGAACTGGGCCGCCAGGCCGAGAAGCGCGGCGACAAGCTCGAGAAGGAGTAGCGATGGCGCTCACCGATCCGCTCGACCCGTGCGAACCGACCGACGACCGCCCGCGGTGCGTCGACTGCGACGTCGTGCTCCTCGCGACGGATCCTGACGACACCGACCGTTGCCGCCTCTGCTACGAGAACTGGGAGAGCGGCCAGGACGAAGACTTCAGCGGCGAAGACTGGGCCGGCGGCATTGCGGAGAATCACTAATGCGCTGCCTCATCTGCAACACGTCGTTCTGCTGGACGTCGTTCGGCGGCCCTGCGGAACCTTGCGATTGTGGCTGTGAGTTCACGCGCGATGCGTGGCAGTCACCGGGAGGCGACGAACGCTACGCCGAACTCTCCGCGTGGTGGGCGCGTCTGGCCCGTATCGACGCCTACTTGGCCACCCGCGCTCGCCGTAATCCCCTCATGGAGGCCCGCTAATGGAACGCTACATCACGGTGAGTTTCTGCGGCGCTGAGTGCCGCTCGTTCGAGAACAAGATCTCCGCGCTAGATGGCGACACGATGACGATTGACCTTGGCGACACCATCGGCGACACGGCCATCATCATCGTCGTCCGCTGGGACAAAGACGCCGAAGACTACCGCGAGCGCAAGATCACAATGGCGGATCTCAGGAGTTACCTCGAGCAGCGCGATGCCTATGTCGCCGCGTCCACCACCAGCCGTCTCGGCCAGTCCGCGCAGATTGAGGAGGTCAAGTGAGCGACCGCATTGACGATCTCGACGCCGAATATACGCGCTGGTCCCGTGAGGCGTTCATGCTTGAGTCGACCAATTCAAGTGGCCTGAAACTCAGCGAGATGCTGCGACTCAGCCGACGTCTCGCTTTCGCCAAATCCAACATGCTCAAGGCCAGAGAAGAACTCACGCGGCTGATCGAACAGGAGTCCCAATGAGCGATCGCGCCGACTTGGTCTGGGCCGCGGCCTTCGCGCTCGAGTTCGGCAGCGCCTACACGCGCTGGCGCAGCATCGAACGCGACAGGGTCTACGGCGCGATGAGTGTCTCGCAGCAGGCGCGGCCCGATCTGTCGGCCTTCGCTGATGCTGACCGTGCGGCGCTGCGGGAAGCGTCCCGCGATGCGCGCGATATTGCTGATGCGGCCGTTCGAGCGTTGCAGGAGGCCAAGTGAGCGACCCGATTCTCCTCATCGACCTGTCGTCGCTGGTCCATCCGCTCTTTCACCTGAGCGGCGACCAGCCAGACGTGAACTGGACGTCGAATCAGGCCGTGGCGAAGGTCTACGCGCTAGCGAACGGCTCGCCGCACGTCGCGATCTGCGCGGATCGTGGCCGGTCGTTTCGGCGCGAGTTGGACCCGACCTACAAGGCGAATCGGCCCGAGAAGGATGCCGCGCTGTTCGAGCAGTTGAACCGCACCGAGCGCGTCCTGAGCGATGACGGGTTCCCCATCTGGGCGGCCGATGGCTACGAAGCGGACGACGTCATCGCTACTGCTGTCTCCAAGGTAGGGAACTTACTCATAGCGGACATCCGCATCGCCTCCGCCGACAAAGACCTGTTGCAACTAGTGAACGACAAGGCGGGCGTCTCGGTCATCAGCCTCAAAACGGGGCAACTCATCACCGAGCCTGCCGTGGTGGACAAGTTCAAGGTCACGCCGGCGCAGATGCGCGATTACCTGACCCTCGTGGGCGACAGCGCGGACAACATCAAGGGGGCGCCTGGCATCGGCCCCGTGAAAGCCGCCGAGCTGCTGAAGACGTTCGGGTCGCTTGATAGCGTCATGGCGCACCTCGAGGACGTGACGCCGCGCACGAAGCAGACGCTCACCGAGCACGGCCTTGCGCTCGAATGCGCCCGGATGCTCGTCACCCTCAAGACGGATGCGCCGATCGACGTGTCCGAAGTCTTCAAGCCCCGTGTGCCGAAACCGAAGGAGCGAGACGTCATGGCCGAGATGGTGGAGCAGATGGATCAGGAAGCCGATGTGAGCGAGACGAAGGGCGAGATTCGCGACAGTGGCATGCTGGCTGAACTGAAGAACTACGACGCCAAGCACGGCGTCAGCGCCACGGCCGATAATAACCAGATCGCTCGCGTCGAGATTGAACCGTTCACCGGCGCCTGGTCCCGCGCGCTCGAACCGCGCAGCGCCCGCGACACGATGGCCATTGCCCGCGTGCTGTTCGATTCGCGGTTCTTTGCCGGCTACGGGAATCCGCAGGCGGTGGCCGCGATCATCTTCGCCGGCCGCGAGCTTGGCCTTGGCATGATGGCCAGTCTCCGAGGCTTTCACTCGGTGAAAGGCCGCGTGTGCATGGCCGCTGACCTGATGCGGGCGCTCGTCATGGCCTCGCCGGTCTGCGAATACTTCACCTGCACTGAGCGCAGCGCGACGAAGGCGACTTGGGTCACGAAGCGCAAGGGCGACCCCACGTCCACGACGCTGACATACACCATCGAAGAAGCCAAGGCCGCTGGCCTGATCACGCCCGGATCTGGATGGGAAAAGCATATCTTTGATATGATAGCCAAAACCGCGAGCAGCAAGCTCGCGCGACTGGTGTATGCCGATGTCACCTTCGGGATCTACTCAGCAGAAGAAATGGGCGAAAGCGACGTCTAGGTTTTTCGCCAAGGTCGATAAGACGGATTCCTGCTGGCTATGGACGTCGTTCATTGAAGGCGGATACGGATTGTTCTGGTTCTTTGGCGCACCGAGGCGAGCACACCGCGTGTCTTGGATGATTGCAAACGGTGAGATTCCAGGCGGCCGAATGGTGCTTCATCACTGCGATGTGCGGCATTGCGTGAACCCATCACATCTGTATCTTGGCAACGCGCTCGACAACTGCCGAGACATGTGGGCCAGAGGACGAGCAGGCGCTGGAAATACCACGCAGACAGCAGCGCACGGGAAGAACATACCGCACTCTAAACTGAACCCGCGAAGCGTGAGGGCGATCCGAAAAGCCATGACGACCGACGAATCTATTCGTTCAATCGGCAGACGCTTCGGCGTAGCCCACGGCACGATTCGCGCAGTGCGCGATGGTGTTACATGGAGCCGAGTCAAATGAGCCGCTACCCGCCTCGCCAGCTCACGAAGCCGCAACGCCTGTCGTGGCGTAGACTTTTTTGCTTGCACACGAACTGGCTGCGTCACCGCGACGACGCCGGCCAATCCTGGCGGATCTGCGACCACTGCGGCGCGACGATTCCAGGTTGGGACGTGACGCCTAAGGCAGAGAAGGAGGAGCGGTGAAGCTGTTTGAACTCACCGCGCTCGTGCTGCTAGTCCTGATGCTTGGAGCCCTGATCAGCCTAGACCTGGCCGTGAGCCGCATCGAGACGAGCCTGACCACCGGCTGCGCGATGGTGGGCAAATGAAGCCGAAGTTGTCGAAGGCCGACGTGAAGATTCTGGCCTTCATTCGCGGCCGAGCACGGGCGAAGGATGCTGATCCGTCCGTCAAAGCCGACCCGATGTATTGGCTGAACCGCATCAAGGACACGGGTGGCTTATCCGCGACCAGCAAAGCGTTATGGCGCGAGCGCATGAAGCTCGGCGGCAGTCCATCAGTCACGGCTGGCAGCCGACCGATGCCCATCGACTACGTTGAGCGATGCCCATCATGCGGTCGAGTGTTTAGTGTGTTGGTGAAGTCATGACCTCGCGCCAGCAGGCCGCCGTGGAGTTCGTGCTGCTCTGTTCCGGGATTGCGCTAGCCGTGTGCTGGCTGCTGAGGGCGGCATGATCTACGTCTTCGTCCACTGCTGCACCGGCCCGTGGCTGGCGGGGATGATCGCCCCTGACCGCTGGTGGGCGACCTCCCCCGAGCGCGTGGCCAGTCAGGTCGAGTGCCCGCGCTGTCAGGGGAAGCCCAGTCTCTACGGCACGCTGGAGCCGCCACGAGTCGCGGAAGCGACGGAGGCGTCGTGAGACTGCTGGACTTATTCTGCGGCGCTGGCGGCGCGGCGATGGGCTACTCGCGCGCCGGATTCACCGACATCGTCGGCGTCGATCTGGCCGACCCGCCGCGCTATCCATTTGAGTTCGTGCGCGGCGATGCGCTGAAGTTCGTTGCGCTGCACGGCCACCAGTTCGATGCGATTCACGCGAGTCCACCGTGCCAGGCACATTCGATGTTCAGCCGCAATATGGGGACAGCTCATCGGCATATCGATCTCATTCAGCCGACACGCGAGGCGCTGCAAAGACTCAATGTCCCATCCGTGATCGAAAACGTCGAAGGCGCTCCGCTCGAGAAGCCATTCCGCCTATGCGGCTCAAGTTTTGGGCTGCTTGTGCAGCGGCATCGATTGTTCGAGTCGCATCGGTTCGATGTCGGCTTAACACCGCCGTGCGCTCACGATTCGTCACGACTGACCGTCCCAGTCTACGGTCACGGCTCTCCCCAATGGCACCGCAAGAAGTGGGGTCGAAACGTTCGACTTGACGAGAAGAAGTCGGCGATGGGGATCGATTGGATGACCGGCTGGTCACTCTCTCAGGCCATTCCGCCGGCGTATACCGAGTTCATCGGCCGACAACTCATGAGCCAGATAACGGAGGACCGCTAATGCCGCTCCGTCTCTCCCGCCGCTCGAAGGCGTTCACGGTCAAAGTCCCTCGCGCCAACGCGGCCGATGGGCTGATGACACAGATCGTGCAGATCGGATTGGAGCCGCCCGTGCGGGAGTTCAGATTCCATGAATCACGCAAGTGGCGATTTGATCTGGCGTGGCCGATGTATCGCATCGCCGTAGAAGTCGATGGCGGCGGATTCATCGCGGGTCGTCACGGTCGCGGCGCAGGCATGGAATCCGACCGCGAGAAGTTTGCAGAGGCCGCATGCCTTGGTTGGGTCGTGGTTGGCGTGACGCCGAAGCAGATTCGCAGCGGACAGGCGATTGCGTGGATCGAACGGCTATTGGCAAAACAACATGCAGGTGTTTATACCGTGGTGCCTTGTCCCGAGCCGACGCCACGCCCACGGAGGCGACGATGAGTGAGTGGACTGACGCGCCACGGCCGGACCTGACGGCGGCGGACTGGGCGGCGATGTTAGGGCGAGCGAACAAGTTGCCGCCGGTCTGGGAAATCGCTGACTTCGCAGACATGCTGAACCCTGACGGTAAGCGGTTCGCCAGCATCGCAGACTGCCGCCGTATCTCGGAAATGCTGGTCAAGTTTGCAGCGGCCCGCACCGATCTCCCGCTAGCCCTCGACGCCCTCGCGCGGCAGCAGGAGGCGAAAGATGCGGCCTACTTGGAGCGCAACCGTCTCGTGGCGCTGCTCTCGAAACTGTGGCCGTCGCACTTGGCGCAGCATCCAGCCGACGACCTCGCGTGGTCGCGTGACTGGCTGACCATCGTGTGCATTCATGCACCGTTCGGCCAGATCACGTGGCACCTGCACGATGCGCATGTGCCGCTGTTCGCGCACCTGACGATGGGCGAAAGCCACTGGGACGGCCACACGACCGAGGAGAAGTATCAGCGCATCGCGGACGCGGAACTGGCCAGTCTGGACGAGCAGCAGGAGGCGAACGCGCGGCTGAGGGAGCAAATCGAAATCACACGCGCCGCAATGGAAGCGAATCTTGCGCTACCGCTCCACGAACACGCGACGGATGTGACGCGGCTCATCACGGAGTCCGCGTATGGCAACGGAACGCTCAGCATTGTCGGCGTGTGGGACATCGCATCATTGACGCCGGACAAGCTCGAACAACTGCGGGCGCGCGGCGAACGCGAGTTTGTCTACGCCCACGCCTTCGACGCCTTGCTCACGAATCAACCGGAGTGGACCGAAGCGTTCGGCGGCTTGACGGTGAACGACATCGCCCAGCACGTCAAGATGCAAACGGCCGAGCTAATCGAGGAACGCTATCAACGGAGTCGCGCCGAAGCCGAGAACGCGCGGCTGACGGCGGAAGTTGCGAGGATGGCGATGACCCAATCGTTTGAGCGTGACGGCACCTGCGTCTACTGCGGCCAAGAGACGTCGTGCATTGCTGGCAATCCTGCTAAATGGCCGATGCGCTTTCCTGAGCCGGACGGAACAGGCATCTTACGCATCCACCACACAGGCTGTGTGCTATCTCGGTTGGCCGCCCTCGCCGATCGAGACGCGACGATCGCGCGGCTGCAACACGAGGTCAGCGATTACCGGCGCATCGCCGAAGCGGCCCTGACGCCCGCGAAGGAGGCCGACCGTGGCTAAGCGAGACCTAAACTGGCTTCGCGAGATTGCTGAACTCGCGATGAATCACTGTGGATGCCCGGTTGTGGATGATACGACGCCACACCACGACCGATGCCCAGCGCGGGCTGTCGATGAAGTGCAACGCTACATGGACGCCGATCAGGCGTTGATCGTCACGCTCCGTAACCATATTCACCTGCTCCGGCAGCGACTCGATCAGTATGAAGACACCGACGAACAGACATTGGCCCAGTTCGTCAGAGAGCACGATGACCTCTAAGTCATTTCTTGAGGCGGCCAGGCTCGCGGAGGAGACGGAAGATGCCCAATAAGCCCGACGCGCAGACCGTGGCGCAGATGGCGGCGACGATTGCGAGTGGGTTGGTGGCGGTCGCGGAACATCACGAACTCACCGAGCGCGACATCGTGACCAGCGCCGTTCGCATCGCCCGCGCCATCGTCGCGGAAGTCGAGCGTGCCGAGCCGGAGGAGGAGAAACCATGAGCGCCTGTGAGAAATGCTGGCTAGATGCGAACTTCCGCATGCTAACCCTGGGCGGCTTTCATCCGACCGGCTCTCCCGAGGTGACGCATGACTGACCGGACGCTCTCGGCGGCGGCGTTGGACGCGCTGGAGCAGATTGCGACTGACCCGACCACGAGTAAGCACCATGTCCAGCAGGCGCTACTGACGGTGATCGCCCAAGCCCGACGCACCGAGGCGGCCGAGCGGAAGCTCCGGCACGTCGAAGCGTTGTGCGAAGGCCCGCTGGCATGGACGGTCAACCACAACGACATCCGCCGTGCCCTCGCCGAGGACTGAGGAGTAGAATCTGCCTATGAACATCGACATCCTGATCGCCGTGACCCCATTCACGACCCGCAATGGACTGGTCACGACCGACCAGACGCTTGTGCGGGGCGGCCTTGAACCGATTGGCGTGGCCTTCAACGGTCGCACGCTCTACAAGGGCATTTTCTCGGGGGGACTGGCGACGGCCGATCCCCTGACCGGCGCGTTGAGCTTCCCCAATCCACCGCCGCCCATCAGCCGACTGAACTACATCCTCTACAGCCCCGGCGACGGCCGCATCCTGATTCAACCGTCATTCAACTGGCCAGCCCCAGACGGCAAAGACGGCCCGGCATTCCTCTATCTGGCCTACCCCTACGGCGCCTAGATGAGCGTCCTGATTCTCGCCGCCGGGAGCGCCCGTCATAGTGGCCAGATGCCGCTGCCGACGCCGGTCCCTCGCGCCCCGCTACCGTCCTTCCAAGGCCCGGAGCCGCCAGATAACCTTCCGGTCAACACCACACCGCCCAGTAACCTCGTCATCCCGCCACGGCCGAACCTGCGGTTCCACCGGGGCAGCATGTGCGACATGCGCGTGCCCGGATTGCCCGCGGTGCCCGGTGGCGCGGCTGACGCTTCGCTGGTCTTGTCATGGTTCCTTGACCGTTACTCGGAAGCCGATCAGCAGCGCATTCTCACGGCATGGGGTCAGGCTGGCTACTCGCATGTCTACCTGTCATGGCCGGATTCCCGCGGCTTCGGTCAGAGCGAAGCGCAGTTTGTCCAGACCTGCCAGCGGGTCAAGCAGCGCGGCTTCTACGTCGGTGTGTTCTTCGGGTCGAAGGATTACGACCCTGACGATGACCGCGTGAGCGGATGGCCAACGCGCTGCCTGCCAGTCATTCAACAGTTGACGGCCGCGAACGCCATCGACTTTGCGATTCCGGGTTGGGAATGGCCGAGCTTCAATACCCCCGGCATACCGACCTACGACATCTTCAACTTCTTCCACGACAGCCTGCCGACCGTTCCGCTCTACTACCACGGCACCGTGGGGAACATTTCATGGCAGCAGGACGGCACCGATACGGCGACCTTCTACAACACGCTGATTGGCGTGGTGAGCGGCTGTCTCTATCAGGCCGATGTGGACTGGACGGCCGGGATGTTGCAAGCGCGAATCAACGATGTCACCGACCGCTTCGCGGGCAACTTCGGCTTCTCGCCCGATTCCGGCTTCGGCCATCCGTGGGATTGTGTGGCGTTTGAAATCAGCGCGACGGCGCAGTTCAACGGGAATATGACTGAAGACTTCGGCGATCTGCGCGGACTGGAAGCGCTCTACACGCTCGGGCCGATTTGTGTTCAAGGTTTTGGAAACGGGTGTCGTCGCCCTGACGGCACGGCCCTTTAGGAGGATTCATGGTGACGATTCCGCTGCTATGTCTCATCGCGGCGTTGGCGTTGTCGGGCTACGAGGTCGTGTCAAGCCGCGCCAAGTCGCTGCTCGGCTGGGCGGTGTTCCTGCTGGCCGTGGCGATGATCTGGGATCGCTTGGCGTTGCGTTAGACTCTCTCAGCCGAACGGGAGGACACTGGGCGCTGTGGTTCCCCTAGACAGCGAGTTTTCCCGATTCGGCACGTTTTTCAGTTTGGCGCGGCAGTGAGGAGCCATGAAGTTGGGCGACATGGCCCCGGCTACACTAGCAGGCGACCGAGGGTAGTGGCCTTGGTTGCGGTTCGACTCCGCCCGCTGTCGCGTCAATTCGTTTTCAAGGAGTGCTCCCCATGCTACGCAAGCGCCTCGCCCCCGTCGTCATCATCGCGCTGCTCATCGCCTCGGCGTGCAACGAAAAGCAGGCCGCGGCGGAAGCCCTGATCGGGCTGAGTCAGGCCGCCATCCTCGCCAACAGCACGCTCGACGCGAACGGCAAGCCGCTCTTGTCCACGGCCGATACCGGCGCGGTGCTGCAATACGCGAATCAAGGGCTGCAAGTCATTCAGGCATCGGCCAGCGGGTGGAAAGTGGCGCTCAAGACGGGCTGGTCGGCTGCCGTCGATGACATTCAGGCGAAGCATCCCAACGCCGGGACGACCTTGCGCGTGGCGCTGGCAGCGGTGACGGCCGCGATAGGGGCGCTGTGAGCGTGTCCGTTGAGCAGAAGCAGGCATGGCGGTATTTCATCGCCACGAATGCTCTGCGAAGCGGCTCGTTCACCGGAGCACCGAAATATGTGGCCCGTGTGACCGTCATGGCGCGTCGGCCAATGACATTGCAGCAGGCGGCTGACATCGCCACTGCGTGCGGCGTGTATTCCACAAAAGAACTCATGCGCCAAGCCATCGTGCGAGCGAAGCGTCTCGTGCTTCGCAATGTTGACGAGCTTGGCATTCGTAGCGAAGTTGAACACATGATCGACGCTGGAGCCCACTAATGCCTGACATCACCCCGCAGGAAATCGAACTCGCCATCGCCTTGGCCGAGAAGGTGCTGTCGCTGTTGAACGGCGGCAAGTCGGCGGCAGAAGTGGCCGGTGAGATCGAAGCGCAGATAACAGGTAACCAGAAATGGCTGAAAGACCACGGCTTCTTTCCACCGAACACGGGGGCGTAACCGTGAACCTCTGGCGCGGGATTCGTCATCGGCTGCATCGAAAAGTCACGCCGAAGTATGCGGTCGATCCGATCCTTGGACACGTTTCTGTCGGCAGCGTGGGTTACAGCACGCTCACCGCGTCTAGCGTGGCAACGCTTGTCTACTGCATGGAGTTCTACACGCTTCCTGACTTCAATAGCGCATTTCGTGGCGGTGGTTGTGAGTAACGACGCCGCCGATTACCAGACCGATCTGGCCCGCCGCGCCAGCCGCTACCATGACGCGCTGACCGAGATTGCCCAGAGGCCCATCCCGAACTTCCCCGCGCCGCCCGGCGACACGTTCGGGCCGAAAGTGAAGCTCGCGGATGTGCAGGCGATGCGGGACGTGGCGCGGGACGCGTTGAAGGGGTAGCGATGGGGTTCTGGCGCGACACCAAAGTGCAGTGGCCGAATCCACCGGCCGAACCGCAGTATTACTACTACGAAGAAGCCACGATTAGACGATGGCTCCGAGCGATTCTCTGCTCACTTGGCGCGTGGTAACGTTGATCGACGCCGCCACGCTCTCCCCGCTCCTGCAACGCACGCTGAAGATGCTGCTCGCGCACCGTGACGCGCTGGACGACTGCACCGAAAGCGTCGAAGTGCGGTGGGAGGCGGGGCGGATCGAATCGACCCTGGTCACGCCGAAACTGGCGAGGATCATCCACGAAGTCGCTAGCAGTATGCCGCACGACTCATGACGCCTTACTACCAAGACGAGGCGGTCACGATTTACCACGGCGATTGTCGGGAGATCCTGCCGACGATCCCAGCTTCGTCAATCGATCTGTGCGTCACGTCGCCCCCGTATGACAATCTGCGCGATTACGGTGGCTATTCATGGGATGTGAACGGTGTGGCTGTTCCGATGCTTTCAGCCTTAGTCGCTGGTGGTGTCGCGGTCTGGATCGTGAACGATGAAACCCAAGACGGCGACGAATCTGGTAGCAGTTTCCGTCAGGCACTTGCATTCAAAGATATCGGATTTCGCCTGCACGACACGATGATATGGAACAAAGGCTGTTTTACAGCAGTCGGATCGGTGCAAGTGCGTTACGGCCCATCGTCAGAGTTCATGTTTGTGTTCTCTAAAGGCAAGCCAAAGACGTTTAATCCGATCAAGGATCGGCTAAACATTCAGGTTGGAACGATGGGCAAAGCGTCCACGGTTCGCCAAATTAATGGCAGCCTCAAACGACAATCTCACGTCGGATTACCGTTAAACCCATACGGCATACGCTTCAACGTCTGGAACATCGCGCCTGAGATGAGCAACTCGAACCGTGTTCACCCCGGCCAATTCCCAGAGGCATTAGCGAACGATCACATCGTCAGCTGGTCGAATGTTGGCGATACGGTCCTTGACCCATTCGCCGGATCTGGGACGACACTTAGAGCCGCGAAGGATGCCTGTCGCCGCGCCATCGGCATTGAGATTGAAGAACGCTACTGCGAGATTGCTGCCAAACGCTGCGCCCAAGGCGTCCTGAACTTCGCATGACCTGCGGCTCGGTTGACCCGTGTCTGTGGTTTCGCGCCAGTTGCTTCGAACACGGCAAGTGCTGGAAGCACCACGCGATGGTCGGACGCGATTACGCTTGCGAGAGCTGGGAGCAGAAGGTGATCGTGGTCAGAGCCGCACCCACGTCGCCGCCAGCGCCAGCGCCGCCCCGGCCGCCCACAGAGACGCCGACCAGGTAAGCGGCTCCTGTTTCTCCGGCGCATCCTGCCAGCCAGCGAAGAACGTCACGACTGTCTGAGCACAGAGCAACGCCAGCCACGTGGACGACAAGAAGGCCATTCCAGCGGCGACATAAATCATCACCACAGAGGTGATCCTGGCCGCCTTGGGACTGATGCCGGTCAACACTGTGCCGCCATCAAAATGGCTGAATGGCAGTAAGTTCGCGAAGGTCAGCAGCGAACTCACCCATGCGCCGGCCACGACCGGATGCAGCATCATGCTCTGGCCGCCGGCCAGCCACGACATGTAGAGGGGCATCCCCCAACGGTTGAGATGGCCGCCCGTGGCGATGTGCTGCGACAACGGAACGGACCAACGAATGCCCAACCATGCCAACGGCACCGAACAAACCAAGCCGGCCACTGGCCCAGCCGCCCCAGACACGATCATCGACATCCGAGAGGGATAAGGCGAATCTAGTCGGATGAACGCCCCGAGGGTGCCGGTCATGAACATCGGCAGCGGAATCGGGAAGGGGCCACGAAATTTCATGCCGAAGGCACGATAGGCCGTGACGTGGGCCATCTCATGGGCGAACATCGGCCCGAGCAGTCCAAGCGCGAACCAGAGACCGCCCCTGACGGTCTCAGCGCCCCACAGCGACGTCAACGTGCCTTGGGCATAGCGATAGAGCACGGCATGCAGCATCCCCACGTAGAGGACGCTGGCGGCCGTGGCGACCGCTAGCGGAGCAATGAGTCCACGACGGCTCGGCATTCCTCTTT